CCCTGTGAGAAATCAGTGTATCCAATATTCTGAAACTTCGTCGGTGTCAGCTCCTCGCCCTGCACGTAGTCAACACGCACCGTATCTGCTGATGCCGTCTGGATTGTTCCATGAAGATCCGTGTAGGTTGCTACGCCAGATCTGGTTGCCGTGATAACATCTAGGGTTGATTCATCGGAAGCATCGAGATCCAGGGTGGGAGCTTCAAGCTCTCCTAGCATAGACGTTTCGGAATCGAAGAGAAGGTAGGGGTTGAACTCAAGCGGATTAAATAGCCCACCTTTAAGTCTGCTTGTAATAGGACTCGTAAAGGCTTGGGTCATTTTGAAACCCCCCGGACTGCTTAACAAGTCTACGAGTTTATTGTTCTTCCTCCTACTGCTCATCGTCTATGTGTTGTTCTTTAGAGAACGATTGGTTTGATAATTACTTGGACGTCGATGTTGTTACCTGCGCCTTGAACGCTTACGCGAATGTTAGACACAGGAGTGGTAAATAGTCCACCGCCATCGTCCGTCAAGGTCGTGTTATCTCCGACGTCAACCCAGACCTCACCGATCTTATGTTGAAGGGAGATCGAAGCACCGTCGAATGTGCCAGCAACAAGGAACGCATTGGTCTTACCGTTGTGTGGTCTTACCGCAGGGTTTGAGTCTTTGTCAAAGTAGCCAGCTCCGTTCGTCAGGTCGTTGCCGTTGATGTTAATATCAGTTGATACTTGTGCCATGGTGGGGGGTATTAGTATGGGGTATTAGGTCCGATCCCGGCAGATCCAGCGGATACTGTAGGACGGCGAAGGATTAAAGCTGCTGCACCTTTCTTACGAGAGGTTGGTTCAGTGGAGGACATGGGAGACTTGAGTGTCTCGGCTGTCGCAGTAGGAGGTGGTGGCGATGCTGGTGGCTTTGGCGGCTCCGGCATCTTGGGGGCTGACATGCACATTGTGGGGGTATTGTGTGGGGGTTGTTTTTATAGGAAGTCTTTGGAAAGCTGGTCGTCGTAGAGCCGTTGAAGGAAGTTAACAATTTCTCGCTTACCCCCATAAAAATCAATCTCCCGAAGCGTATCGCTAGGGGAGAAATCTTTCGAAGGGACTCTTCGCTGTAGGAACTCCATCAAATCTTTAGGGATTTGTGGGATGTATTCTTCATCTTCCGATGACTTCATATTCTACTATGGGCTTTATTCGAGCCTTTCTTGGTCGATAACTCGTTGTAAATGAGCGAGTGAACGCCATGCCATGGCTGCCCAGTCACCCTCAAGCATGTGCCTTAACATCGCATCAAGCTCATCCGTGGACTTACTTTTGTCCCACCAGATCTCATCCTCGGGGTGGTGCTGTAGGTTCCCCTTGACCGATTGCTTGGCTACTTCGACGAGGGCGTCGGGAAAATAACACATGAGTCCTCGATACATCGGGATCATCTTGCGCTCCTCGGCTGTTCCCTCAATGTGTGTTACGCCTTTGGTGTCCATAGTGTTACCTCTCCAGTTGTTTTGTTGTAGTATCCGTCACGAAGAATGAAGGCCATTCGAGCGTTCATCAAGGCGTCGTCCTCGGTCATCCCAGCTTTCTCATAGGCACTGACCACGGTTGTCCACTCGGCTCCCCACTTGTCCAAAAGCTTCTCGGCAGTCTTCAATCCGATCCCGGGAACTCCAAAGTATCCGTCGGTTGCGTCACCCGCTAAGGTCTGGACTAGGTGCTGGCGGTCGGCTTCCTCCTCGGTGATCACTCGTGTCTCATCCTTAAGGAAGTTATACCACGTGCACGGTACAGTTGCGAAGTCCTTGTCACCGCTCACGATGATCGAGTCCTTGTCGGATGAACCGATGATTCCTAGCACGTCGTCTGCCTCTAGGTTATCCCACGTCAGCGAAGGCCACATGTCACACACCCATTCACGCAAGTCGTTGATCCCAAGGGGTGACCTCTTGTCCTTTCTGTGTGCTTTGTAAAGCGGGTTCATGTCGTGGCGAAACGTCCGTCGTTGTGAGAACACCATAACAATCTCGTCGCCTTCCTCCTCATCAATCACCAATGTCTCGGCGATGCAATCGGTTGTCATCAAGTAACAATCCTTCAGGTCGGAGAAGTCAGCGTGGACCGTAAAGATGTCGTCGTCCCATCTGATTTCCTGTTCCGCACTGAACGCGCTCTTGTAAAGGATCATGTCCCCGTCGATGTATATCTTCTTTTTCATAGTGGTATTCTTAGTGTGTGTCGGCCCATGTTTGGCCTATGTTATATTCACCGTCGAGACGGCATCGGAATTGAAAGGCGTTACCAGCTTTGGTCAGCGAGCTACAGAAGAACTTACCGAGTTCATCGGCGTGCTCTGGCGCACAGGAGAACTGAACTTCGTCGTGGATATTTCCATGTAACTCATACGGATGTGGTGCGTCTTTACAGAATAACACTAGGGCTTTCTTCATCAGGACTGCACCGGCTGATTGCAGCAGGAGATTCAAAGCGGAGTGGTTAGACCGACACGGAAGGTGACGACCGTCAAGTCCGACAAGGTATGGCTTCTGTGCAAGGCTCGTGTCCACGGCTTGTGTTAATGCTTTAAGGGCTGGGATGCGTTGCATGAACTGTGACCGAAGCTTGCGTCCTTCCTTCATACCGCCGCCCACAATCGAACCGATCTTCATGTCACCTGCCCCGTAGATCAGAGCGTATATGAATGTCTTGGCGTGGTCACGAGTCGGAAGGCCAGCGGCGTTTTGGTTCACTGTGTGGATGTCTTCGTTAAGGACTGTGTTCGCATACTTTCCGTTGTCCCACTGTGCCATGTAATGCGCAAGACAACGAAGCTCCAAGCCCGAGGCGTCAGCACCAACTAACACCTTCCCCTCTGGGGCCGTAAAGCAAGAGCGACACTCAGTGCCATACACTGCTCGTGAAGCTGGAACCTGTGCGACGTTGGGACGAACATGGGTGCACCTTCCAGAGATTGCTCCGTTTGTGTTAATCTCTCCGTGGATTCTTCCGTCACGCTCTAGCTTTAACCAGGCGTTACGTCCCTCTGCTACTTGCCCAAGTCGTTTCGTGATTAACAAATACTCAAGAAGTAACTTAGCCTCGGGTAGCGGGATACCTTTAAGGACTGCTTCGTCAATCTTTGGACGCTTCCCTTCGTATGCTTCAGGTTGCCATCCCATCTTGATCAAACGTTCCGCGATCTGGTCCCGGCTGTTCGGGTTGAACGGAATGGTCTTGGTTTTGTATCCGTCCTTTACGGCGTCGTTGGCGTGGACTTGCTTAAGCTTGGCTTCCTTGAGTAACTCCTTGAGCTTCCCCTTGGTTGGCGCATTGAACTCAACCCCGTCCACTTCTACGGTCCACCCTTTAGGTGTCCGCATCTCCTCGGTGGTGGGCGGGAACATGTCTTGTAGCTCATCCGATAACTCAGCTCGGCGTGCCATCAAGGTGCGTGTCAGGTCGTGAGCCGCAGCAGAATCAAAGGGCCATCCGTTCATCTCCTGCTTGGTCATTAACTCCGCAAAGCTGTGCTCAAGGTGTAACATATCCGACGATGGCTTACCCTCAAGGAAGTGAAGGAACAGACTGTAAGTTACCCGAACGTCCTGCTCGCAGTATCTCTCCATCTCCTCCGACCACTTCGACCAATCCTCGGTGTCCCCGTGCTCATCCTTTTTGTTACCTAATCGGTAGCCCCACGCCTTCAAGCTGTGAGATCCTCGGAGGTGTTTCGGGAAATCCTCGTCGTTCTTTTGGCAGTCCTCAGTCATGAGGTCCGGGTGGATAACACTCGACATGACCTTGGTGTCCACAACCTTAGCCGTGATTTCATAGCCTAGCTTACGAAGGGCCGGCGCATCAAAGTTAATGGCGTTGTGTCCACAGATGTTGTGAGCGTTGTTCAAGAGATCGACGCCAGCCTGGAGGTCATCCTTAACAGAGTTGAAGCTGTGCATCCGGTCGGCGATAGGATCGTAGATGGAGATGCAATGGAGAACCTCAAGCCCCTCAAGGGTAGGCCAGAAGTCGATGGCATTTGTTTCGATGTCGAAGTATAATATGTGGTGTTTTTTCATAGGGTGTTAATCAAAGTTGTATTCGGTCATGCGACCGTTGTGGATGTTAAACTGTAGCTTGGTAGCGATCCCGGTGTCCCCTGAGAATCTGTTCTTCAGGACTCGTATCGCTGTCGTGTGCTTGTCCTCGGTGTCTTGCTGGTTACGCTCCAAGCCGATCACCATGTCCGATAGCTGTGCAATAGCTGCCGATCCTCGAAGGTGTGCAAGGGATGTTAACGCTCCCTCCTCGTGACCTCGACCATCCGATGGACGCTTGAGGTGTGACACCAGGATCAAAGCAATGTTACATTCCTCCACAAGTGAGCGAAGCTTGGTCATCAGGTTGTCGATGAGTCGTCGTTCGTCCCCGTCTTGCATCCCACTGACAACCAACGAGACGTGATCAAGGACAATGTATTCGACGTCCATCGCTTTCGACATGTGGGCGACGTGAGATAACAAACGTTCCGGGTCCAAGCTACCCCAATGATCATATAACCAGAAGCGACCAGAGCCGACTGTCTTGGTGTAAGCTTTGTTAAACTCGTCCGAGTCGCTGATCGAAGCAGGGTCAAGGTGTAACAACTTTCCCATCTCCAAACCAACCACACCAAGTGCCGTGCGTTCCACCGATTCCTCAAGGGCGATGTAACCTACAGAATTATCAGTGGTGGTCAGGATGTGGTGAGCGATGACACGACACACTTGTGATTTACCGATACCCGAACCCGCACAGAAGGTAACAATCTCTCCCTTGCGGATTCCCTTTGTCATGTGGTTAAGACCAGAGAACGGATAGGGAATGCTTTCGGTGTTCTTTGGGTTGAGCAGTCGTTCGTGTAAGGTCGCGCCGTCCACAATACAATCAGGTTTCCAGACGTTAGATCTAAAGATCGCATTGATTACTTCGTCCGAACGTCGTTGCATCAGACACTCGTTGGCATCCTTTAACGGAAGGCGAGCGACCTTGGCTTTACCTTGTGGTAACAATCCAACGACATTCTCTACGGCTTTACGTCCGGCGTCGTCCTCGTCAAACATCAAGATCACCTCGTCCCACTTGTCGAGCCACTCAAGGTTGTTCTTGAATACTTTGACAGCGGACGTCGAACCAGTCGGGATCGAAACCACCGGCCACTTGTTCTCTTGGATCTGTGACACGCTTAACGCATCAATCTCTCCTTCGGTGATAACAACCTTCTTACCTCCCATCGGAAACAGATGCTGTCCATAGAAGCGTTTAGCAATGTCTCCTCGGATCTCGAATCGTTTCCCTTCGAAGCGTAGCTTCTGTCCAATTAGGCGGCGGTTGTCGTCGTAGTAGTCAGCAATGTGACATGCCCTTCCTCCAACCTTGCCAATCCTATAGCCCATCTTACGGACTGTGTCGAGGCGTATTCCCCGAGGTGCTATCTCCAGATACTCCCCTTGGACAAAGTCGCCAGGAGGAGCTTCTGGTTGAGGTTTTGTTATTTTCATATCGGGTGTTGTTAATGTGATCGAGGACGTAGCCTCGGAACGGTCGTAATGGTTACACGAAAAACAGAACGTAGAACCATCGCCGTTGACGCTCAAGGCGTCCGAAGAGCCGCAGTTTACACACGGCAAGTGAGTCGCTAGATAACCCATTCTCTTGGTATTTTCATCTCGCACCAAAGGAACCCGTGCTTGTCACACCAGTCCCCATAGGTGGTCTTGCTTCGTTTGTTGAGAGTGTTTGAAGCACGCATGAAGCAGAACCTTATGTCCAACTCTGGGTGTTGCTTCTTGATTAACAAGTGCTTTCCCCGGTCAGATGAAAGGAACCGCCCCTTAGCCTCGATGATCACACCGTTTGATAACACAAAGTCCGGTGTGTATGTGTGAGGCTTGAGGTAGCGGATCAGTTTACTCTCATACCCAAAGTCAACCCCCGACCTTTTCAAGTCGAGGGCCAACTTCTGTTCAAACTTAGAACGGAACCGAGGCATCCTTTGAGTCGTTGTCAAATGCGTCGTCCAAGTCTTCCGAAACGAACGAACCATCTTCAGCGTCAAACGCGAAGCCACCACCACCGGAGTTGTATTCCACAAGGTCGATGATCTGTGCTGCCTTCAAGCGGAGCGTATAACCGAATCCTTGCGACGGAACAAACCACGCCGAGGGCTGAACCCCAAGCTTCATGGTCGTGCCACTTCCGATGTTCGGTGGGTTGTTAATCTTGCGTCCTTGGCTGTCATACAAGACAATGTCAAACTTCAGCAAGCCGCGTGTCGGGTGTTCCTTTGTAGCAGTCTGCTTTGCAAGTAACACATACTCTCCGTCATCGGTGATCCGAAGGGGTGTGTTTTTGGTGCGGTGAAGTTCTTTCCTTCCGCTTTCTTTGAGCAGTCTTTCATACTCACTGTTGAGCCATGGCTTAATCTGTGCTTCGAGTGTTTCGTAGTCCTCCTTTGTAAGCACCAACGTGACGGAATAAACTCCGGCGGCGTTGAACTTGGTGTCAGGAGTGACGAGTTTCGGATACAGGGCTTTGCCAATGGGCGTTGTTAGTTGTTTCATAGTTACTATTTTCTTTGTTTTTCTCAGTCAGTCGTTAACTGAAAAAGTATTTTGAATCACGCAAGGTGTTAACATCAAAGTCTCCGTAGTCAGGTAGAGCCGGCAGCTCCAACCCATCGCTTTCCCACTGCGCTTTCAGGTCAGCGAGCAGATCGTTCGAGAACATATCACAGAAGACGTCTCGAATGGAAGCGGAAAGTAAGTCACAGTTGTTACTGTGGGTGGCGAACGAATCGTGGATCATCGCAAAGTCATAGATCCCCCGGCGGTGTGCTTCGTTCACAGTCAGGACCAAGCCCGAGGCGTCTAACGAGTGAATAACATTCGGGGCTGCGCCATTGGCTTGTTTGCGTGTGTCGATCTCGTCGGTCGAATCCTTAAATCTCACTGCGGTCAGGGAACCATGAAGCCACGTCGAAACTTTCCGAGAGACTTGCTTGCGGTAATCCTGGGTGACCTTAAAACCACTCGGTGTTACCCACTCCAACGGTCCGTTGTCCTTTGCCTTGATCATTGCCACCTCTTGTAGCCAGTCCATGACTTTCTTTGGCTTGGTTAACAATGTCTCAATGCTGTCCCACAGGTGGTCGGCAAGGTATTTAATGGCAGGGTATTTAAAGTCACGCCCAAAGACACACGGCCTAGCCTCGTCCTCCAACGTTTCAAAATACCATTGCTTCACGTAGTCCCGGTTCGAGTAGGGAGTTAAGCCATAGGAATAACACATCACCGGACGCTTCGACATCTTGCGGGTCAACCCAAAGTCTTTCCAGATACGTGCGAAGTCCCGACCTTCCTTGGCATCCTTACAGATCTTCAGGTAGGTGTAGTCTGCGACCATCTTATAGATGTCCTCGGGCTTGTCCGTCGGCGCAACGTTCGTCGCAAAGCATCCGTCAGGATCACGAGCGAGAAGGGAAAGGAGTTGAAGACCGCTATTCGTTGCATCCATTGCACAAGGTAGATGCGTCTCGAAGTTAGAGGATCTGCGTGTGTGATATTCCGACCACTCAAAGCACCAAGCGAGAAATTGCCATGGGTCGTCGGCGTCCTGCCACTCACGATTAGACCGAGGATCACGTGCAATCTGGATCGCATTGCTGGTGAAGTTGTCGGCCCACGAACGGCGGTCTTCAAAAGTTGTCTTGTCGTATCCGAAGCAGTTCGCACCGTGAATGCCAAGCCACTTAAGGTCGTCTTCGGATTTAATCTTTAAACCCCTGTGGAATTTTAACAATCCACGGCAGTGGTCTGGTCCTTGATAGTTAAGGAAAGCAGGGATCTGATAGATGCGCCCACGGAAATCACACGACGACGGCATGAACATACGCTTGTCCTTATACTTCCGAGCTAACATCAAGATGCGCCCAATAAGGATGCGCTTCGACTCAAGGCTGAGGTTGTATTGGGCAAGCTCCCGTTTGTTATCCCTGTGGTTGCGCTTCTCTTCCGTCGTCGCGTCGTCCCCAACCCAATCAGGAAGTGGAATGTCCTCACGAGGTGGAAGTCCGATGCGTAGGTCGTTGTCCCAAGCCCACTCAAGGACATCCATGACTTTGTTATTGATCGTGTAGGGTGTCTCTTGGATTAAGTTGACGGCGTTGTAAACCTCCGGCATGTCCGGGGCTTCACGTAACAATCTTCGCTCCGAACACCGAATGAACGGAAGGACGGGCAGGGAGCTTTGCATTCCGTAGCCTCCTCCATAGACTCCATCCCACGGCTCCGGGCTTTCCACCATCGGCATCCAAAAAGGTAACAATACCTCACGGTAGTTATCGTATTCGTCAATCCACTCCCGAGTCATGTCCGAGATCTCCACCATGCGCTGTGGCTTGAAGTGCTTGCGCTTTCGGTGTGCCTTCTCGGCGTATTTAATCAATCCCGTGTAAGCGTGGATTAACTCAAGGATCATTGCACCACACCCCAACTTATCCCGGCGTGTCCAATCGTCCCAACCTGCCTCCTCGTTCCGAGCCGTCTTGTGAAGGTATCGACTAGCGACATCGCCAGCCCGAACGTTCTGCATCCTGTGCACTAGGCGTTCTCCGAACTCATGGGTGCGTATGAGGTGGTCAGATAACAACTGATCCTCGACCGCTCGACCAATTCGAAAGGCGGTGCTTGAAAATGATCGGGGTGAGTTTAAAGCGTCCAACGCAGACTTTACCCCGAGGAAAGCTACGGCTTTTAAATCGTTGTCCTTGATCTCCACCAGGAGGCGTTGCCACTTGGTCTTGTTTCGGATCTCTCGGATTTTCTCCAACGATTCAAGTAACGCCCTCCACATAGGATCAACAGCGTCACGCATGATACGACGACCAGCGTGCGTAAGGGAGCCGTGTGCTGTGCTAGATGTCTTACGATACCGGCTTACGCCGAGGTCTAGCATCTCCTGATTTAGTCGCTCTTGATCCATAGTGGTGAAGGTGTTCAATGAAGGTAAACAAGAAACCTCGTGCGCAGCTCTCCTACGCCTCTATTCCTTCACCTACTGGAAGTGAATCTATGAGCCGTTTCCGGCGTGCCCGAAGTCTATCAATCATGTTATCCAACATCAAGATCTCATCTTTAATAAATAAGATAGTGGGCTTTGTTGTTTTGTTTTTCTTTTTCATTTTCTGATCAAGGTCATGAAATTATGTAACGTGTCCTTTCCGTAAGGCTGGATAAACCAAGTCCCAACGTGATTCTTTTGACTTCCTTCGCACTTCAAGGTGACTTCACAGCGCACTAGGTTGCTGTTTTTCATGTCAACCATAGCCCCGTAAGCGGTCGAGCGTGTCACTTGAAACACTTTTGCAAGCTCATTGGCAGTAACACCATCCTTCGACCCTACGTAAGCCAACATGGAGACTCGGGCGGTCTGTTTGATGCCAGCTTCTAAAAGGTGACCGAAAGCCACCGCCATCTGTTTTGTTTTTATGTTCTTCATCATAGTGATATTTCTCCGTTGAATACTGTCACCTCATACCTATCTTCGAAATCAGGAAGCAGCCGAAAGACGTTGCCATTTCGAAACCTCTTCAACGTGGCTGTGCCGTTCTTGAATGTTTGATGCAGATAATGAATTTGAGGATGCACCCAATTCGAAGCCTTAACAACTAAACAGGTTCCCAACGGTAGATTGTAGAGATCTTTGCTGTTTAGTCTTTTCGGTTTTTGGGTTTCTTTCTCTTCGGATAACGTTCCCAACAGAGTTGAAATCAAGTCGTCCTTGTCGATCTCTAGCTTTACCCCCCTTAGATCAGGATTGAGTAGTTCAGCTACCGAGGTCGGCGAGTCTTCCGTAATAGTTCCGGTTAGTGTTATAGTGTTGTTTTTGTTCATCATAGTTTTCTTTGTTATTTCTCTAGGAGATCTCTTGCGGCTGCGAGGTCAGTCGGGACGAGCTTGGCATATCGCAGCGTCATGTGGATGTCTTTATGGCCCATCCAATGCTGGACGACCTTGACGTTAATCCCTTTGCTCATCAACCGGGTGGCGCACGTGTGGCGGCAGTGGTAAAATACAAAGTCCTTGAGGAGAGCTGGAGCTTTACGACGGAGACGCGCCCACTCCCTTGTGATTCGATACGAGGTAAACCGTCGCCATTCCCCAACCGTCTCAAGTGCTTCTAGGGCTTTCGAGGTGAGCGGGATTGTTCGAGGCTCCCCGTTCTTTGTTTTAATAACATCAATGACCGGCCCAACGATTGGATCACGGCGGATCATCTCAGCGGTCAAGCCCAACGATTCGGAAGGTCGAAGGCCAGTCTCGATAGACCAGATAAAGAACAGACGAAAGTCGTCGTCGTCGATAACATCCTCTATCGCCTTCTGTTGCTCATTTGAAAAGAACCCAATGCGAGCGTTGGATGGTTGCTTGATGCGTGGAATCTTGAACCCAACGCTGTGAAAGCCCCGTTCCCGTGTGAAGTCCAGGCATGTCTTCAGGGTTTGGAGTTTGCTGTTGATTGTGGCGGGTTTGTTGCCCTTCTTTATCTCTTGCTGGATAACCTTATCAACGTGCTCTAGGCGTAACCCCCCGGTCGTCTTTGGTAAGTTCTTGATCCAAAAGCGAATATTCCGCTGTTCCACCTCTTCACGAGCACGACCGGCCCAACGATTCGCAAATGTGATTTCAAAGAGTTCTTGTATTGTTTTTCTTGCCATGCCCAACGTTATTACAGGGCGATTTAAAAGGCGGCAAGCTTTTTCTTTCTCAATACATAACAAAAAAGAAAACCCCCCTAGAATCAATCTAGGGAGGCTTAAAGGGTTCTCTTACTTGTTAGCAGTTTCCCACCCCAGCATTATGCCGTCCATGAACGCGGCGAGGCGATTGTTCAATTCACGCGCGGGAACATATCCACACCGGAAAGGATTTCTAACGCCCCCGTGTTTATTAACAATCTCACAAAGATCATAGCCCTCCAAACCGTGGGAAAGGTAAAAGGTGCCCACGTTCGCTTGATACTCTCCCCCGCGTTTTGAATAAGGTGCCGTCGGTCGGCCTAACATTACGTTAAGATGATCTACGTGATTCTTAAGTTGTCTCTTGCTTACTCTCATGACGTTTACTGCTCAATATAGTTTATAGCCATAGACGTATCATCTGACGACTCCCCACCGAAGTAAGGCTTTTTCGCTTCCTTTTTAACGTATTTAAGGTGAGCTCGTGGAAAGTTAATTAACTTTGAGATGTGACCGATACCGATCTTTGAAAAGTCATAATCCCACAACTCAATTTCCTTTTGCATCTTTATAACAATCTTAAGGGCTTTCTTTTGGGCCTTTCGAGTTTCGATCTTTAGTCGCTTTGCATCAAGTGCCCGCATTTCCTTGGTTTTTCGTTTTTTAGTCATAGTTTAGCTGGAGCGTTCTTTAACTCCCCTAAAAAGCCCCCAAAGATAAACTAGGGGAGCTTTTCGCGGGAATTAATAACACTCTCGAAAGACGGCTTGCACCTTAACGGCTCCCCCGTCCCTATGCGCGGCAAGGAAGGTGTCGGGCTCCCGTCCCTCCGGGAAAAACATCCGCTTACAGTCTTCAAATACTTGACTCCACGGATGCGGATAATAACCGCAAAGCCATTCATCGTGCAAGTCACATGGATCTTTTCCGGTGTTTCGTTCTTCAATCACTACAAATTCCGCGCAAAGGTCCACCGGGATAGAATACTCACCGCACGGACGACAAAAGAGAGGGAAAGAATACCCGCCGCGAACATCGGCCCCGGTGTGAATATAGACCACGGTCAAAGTGTCGTCATCGGTAAAAAGCCAATCGCTCTTTGTTTCTCGCGCATAGACTTCCCAAACGTAGACTTGCGAAAGGTCGTTTTCATCATTGTAAGAATTGCCCCGCTCTAATTGTTCAAGCCTTAACACTTCAAGAGCGAACTTTTCCCCCGCTTCAAACCAAGGCATTTCTCTATTTTCGGGACGGCTTGCCCATTCGTCAAAACGCTTTTGAATTTTTAGATCAACCTCTAAATGATCCGCTAAAAGGTGCGCCGTGTTAATGGTTGCGCCGTAGTCGTCCACGGTCACCGCCGGAGCGTCCTTGGGTTGCCACGGTTTTTGCCAGTGTCGCCCACTACCGCCGCCGGAGTCGAGAAAATGTTTCCCGGAGTTATAACGGCATGCGTCAGAGAATAAGGCTAGGTTTTCTTGTTTTGTTTTCATATTCTTTAAGGTGCGATTAAACGCAAACAGCTCCCCGAACGAATCCGAGAAACTGGGGAGCGATCAAAGGCGGTTCTTTCGGTCGGCTTCTCGCTTCATGTCGGCTAGTCTTTCGTCATCGGTTCGCTTGTCAGTGATCAACACGCAAAAAAGAGTAAAGAGGAAAAGACAGACTCCGATCGTGAATTTTATCTCATCGGGTAACATAACTCCAAAGGGTAAGAATGTGATCCGCGAATTGATCCCCGGAAAGATAACAAAGGAGAAGGATAGCACCGGCGCAAAGAATAGAGTGCCAAGTGAATAGAAACAGAGCTTTCATGTTTGTTAGATACGGTCTAAAGCTACTTCATCAGCGAAAGCGAACTTCTTAAACTTTGCTACATAATAGACAACGTTGCCTCGATAGACTTCCACGTCTTGACCTTCCTTTTCCGCGATCTTTTCAGCAAGTGCCACGGCATAGTCGGAGCGTTCAAAGTTCATAGCGTCTTCAAGACGTGGTGAGAGGTAAAGCACCGAGCTGACATGTTCGAAAGTCTTGATTCTTTTCAAGTATTCCGAGCCGATCCCTAGTTGATACCCTACGTTTTCAGGCTTGTTTTTATT